AATGTCCGCTATGCCCCGCACCCACGTCTCAGGCGCGAACCACTCGCACGGCTCGATGTTGACGTTGACCGCCATCTGGTGCTCGGCCATCTTGCGCCCCGGCTTGGCGAGCATGGCGTCCGCCAGCGGCTTGTGTTGCTGGTACGCAGTAACAAACGGCTGGCCGTCTTTGATGTAAAGCTCAATGGCCTTGTGGACTGCGTTGCCGTAGATAGTAGCGGGCGTGTCCTTGCGTGGGTACTTCTTGAGAATCCGCACCTCATGATAGCGGCGCGGGCATCCCTCGAAGTCTTTGAGCGAACTGTGTGACCATTGCATCTAGAACTCCGCAGTGTCGATGGCTTGACTGAGCAGCTTGCTGAACTGCGTGACAAAGCGCTCGTCGTTGTTGAGGGCGCTGCCCATCTCGTGAAGGACGGCGTGGGTGATCTCGTGCCACAGAACCTCGTTGCGCTTGGCGGGCGGCAGCGGCTGGCCTGCGTGGCTCGTGTACAGCATGATGGTCTTGATCTGCGAGTAGCACTCGCCGTAGTAGCGGCGATGCGACTTGGCAAGGTGCAGCGTGTACCGCGACTTGCCGACCGTGATGTGGCGCGGGGCGGGGACGAGCTTGACTTCGTTGGCCATGGTGAGACTCCTAGTTGTCAGCCTTTCGCAAGGCCGTAGCGTCGGTGAGCGCCGACATCCGCTGCCAGAGGGATTCCCGGCATGTACTTGGGCTCCTTCGTCATCTGCTCCAGAACCCACTTCGTTGCTTCGTCTTTCTCCTGCTCGGGCACAACGACAAGCTGCTCGTCATGCACCGTTCCTACAATCGGGTACCGCTTGCCAGTGCGTAGCATACCATCTGTCATGACGATACGCGCCAGCCCCTGCGTGATGTTGTTGGTGATCTTGCCAGCGTAGAGCTTTGTCTCCTTGTCTCCGTCGCCGTAGACCCACTCGACTCGCACCCGTCCGTTCTTCTTGACTTTGCGCGAACGCAGATTCGGATAGCGCACGCTCATGCCGTTGGGGAAAACGATCTGCTCTTTCTGAAACGTCAGGCACTTGTGGTGGTACACCTCGCCGCCGTACAGCGAGCGCTCGATCAGCTGCGAGCAAAGCTCCCACAGTCCAACCACCGGGTGCGCAGTGGCGCGGTAGATGTCGATGATCTTCTTGGCCGCTACGCAGTGGATCAGCAACTCCTGCGATGTGCAGGTGTGCGGGATCTCCGCCATCGCCTTGAGGTTGTCGTCCCAGTCGAGGAAGCGCTCGATGTAGTCACGCGTGACGCCCAGCTTGCGCGCGAAGTCTTTGTCGTAGCGTACAGGTGGAGCACCCAGAAAGCCAACCAGCAGCTGCGTGGCGAACGATGCCCACCCCAGACCGTATCCTGCCCCCAGCAGCGCCGACTTCGCGCTTTGGCGAAGATCCGGGTGCGTCTCTTTCGTCATGCCGGGTATGCCAAACATCTGCGAACCAAACATGGCGTAGGCATCTTGCCGGGACCGGAAGATGTCTAGAATCTCGTCGTAGTCGGCCAGCCATCCCAGCACACGCGGTTCGATCTGTGAGAGGTCGCCGACCACCAGCACATGCCCCTCGGGGGCCATGATCGCCTTGCGCAGGAATGAGCCGCGCTTGAGGTTCTGCATGTTGATGGCGCTGCCTTTGGCGGCGCTCCAGCGGCCTGTGATGGCCCCGTAGTAGGAGAGGGGCACAGGCAGTCGTCCGCGTTCCGAAATCTCCATGAAGCGCTGCGCGCGTGTGCGCTCGGTGGTGGACTTCACCTTCAGCCTTGCCTCGCACAGCAGCGCCACGTCGCCGTTGTCGCCGTTGAGCAGTGCTTGGAACATGGCGTCGTTCTTGGCGAACGCGTACGTCAGGCCCTGCGGGTTGGGCGTCTTGGCCGTGGGCTTGCGCTTCTTCATGGGCGGCTCGACGCCCATGCGTCGCAGCACCTCCGCGAACTGCGGGCCGCTCGCCAGCGCATCCTCTGGGATGCCCAGCATCGCCAGCAACGCTTCACGCTGCTCCTTCTCCTCCAGCAGCGCGTGCACCAGCATGTCTTGGTCAAGCTCCAGCAGCGGGCGCGTGTACATCTTCAGCGTGAGGTCGATCAGCCGCAGTTCGCTGACCGGGTAGCCCACGCTCAGGCGCTTGTAGATCTCCTCGCACAGGAACACGTCGTGCTTGCAGTACTCGGCAAGCTCCTTCTCCTCCTCCAGCGTGATGATGCCCATCTTGCCGTCGGTGCTGTAGACCGCCTTGCCCTTGGGCGGCAGGCCGAATTCATCAGCCAGCTTGGACAAGCTGTTGCCCACCTCGACCCCGCGCAGCGCCCGCGCCATCGACAGCGTGTCGAAGATGAACGCCGGCTCGTAGCCGTAGACCCACGTCAGGATGCTGACATCGAACTGAGCGTTGTGGGCGAGCACGGCGGTCGTGCTCCAGTCGATCTCGTCGAAGATCTGGCGGATGTACTTGTAGCCGATCCAGCGCGGCGGCTCGTCGCTGCCCAAGAAGTGGATGCCTACGCCCCAAGAGGCAAAGCGCTTGTCTCGGATGTACTCCTCGGTTGTCATCTTGGAGAGCGTGTAGCCTGCCTTCGAGTCCCATTTAGTCTCGAAGTCGATTGTGAGTATTTGAGTGAATGGTGCGCTCATGTGGGTGCCTGTTAGTGACGCGTCATCTGGTCTTCGTCCATCATCGCCAGCATGTACGCTTGGGACGCTGCTTCCAGCATCCGTACTGTGTCCTCTTCCGTCGTCAGGTGCAGTGGATAGACTGATAACTCTTCGACCCCCTCGTAGTGTGTTAAGAGTACGGCGCGAAAGCTGAAGCGTTTCTTCTGCATGTAGCACGCCGCCAACTTCTTCAGGATGAATTGAAACTCCTTCAGCGCTTGATTGTTGGACCGCAGTTCGTGGTGGACTGTGGCCAGCAGATGCACATCCTCCAGCCGCGTCTGTTCGTCGTTTGACATGATCTAGCGCCTCTCTTAGCGCAGAAAGGTTGTCTTCGTTGATCACCAACGACACGCCGCCGGCTAGCGTAATGTCCTCCAGCGCTTTCTTTTGCAGCGCTGTGGTGGTCCCTTTTCCAGCCTTGGCCTCTACCGCGATAAAGCACCCGCAGTAGCAAATGAGGAAGTCTGGTGTTCCAGACTTGCCGTAACCTGTACCAATGGGCATGGCATAGTACGCTCCGTACTCTTTGAGCACGTCGCGTATACGCCGCTTTACTTTTGACTCTGGAGTAGCGGCCATCTTGTTCGTCCGGGGGAGATGCAGATTCCGCGCCCCCGGTGTTCGCGGTGCAGGTGGCAGGCGGAGGCAAAGCCGTAGTCAGTTCCGCCCGCCGCGACGAGAGTTCACATCTGCAAGGCCCCTCAGCGCCGCGCTCTCACCATGACTACAGGTGTTCGATTTACAGCAGCTTGCCCGTGTTGCCGTCGCTTGTCAACCGGACAACCTCGGGCGACGAAGGCTTCGCCGCCGCTGCTGTTTGTTCCAAATTCTCGATCAGCTTGTCGATGTAGTGCCGCGCTTTGCGCAAATCTTCGATGCCGTTTTTGTACCGCCAGCGCGACAGATACTTGACAGCATTGCCGTCGAAATAGCCCAGTCCCCAGTCATGGATCACATCCCACGTCTGGTACTTGAACTGCTTGTAGTGACCACCACCGTACTGAACTTCATTCGCGCTCATCATCTTTCTCCTTGCGCATCTCCTGCGCGTAGTACCTCAACTCGACTGTGCGCGCCGCCGCCCGCAGGCGGCTCACGCTGGTGGCTTTCATCACCTCGATGGCAATCGCCACGAAGGTCTCGATCTCGGCTCGTTCCTCGTCGCCCCAGCCGATCAGACTGGCCACCGCAGCCTGCAGCCGCTCGTCGCGCAGCTTGGCAACGCGCTCGACAAGATACTCCAGATCCTCCCGAGGCACAGCGGCGCGCTCGCGCAGCAGCGCGTGCATCCGTGCGGCCTGTTCGGCCACGAAGTCGGCGTCAGGTTTCGGGCGGCGGCTCATGGGGTGTTTCCTGCTGTACATCGCGCTGCGGCACTTCGTAGGTCGTCCATCGAGTGTTGCAGGCCATGCACTCGCGCCTGCGTGTGATCCAGCCCGTAGCGGGTTGCTTGCGCGAGTCGATGACCTTGGACTCCCACGAGTCGCAGGAGACGCAGATGGTCATGGGATCTTGTTTTCGTCGAGCCGGTGATCGCCGCACCAGTCGTCGGACTTCACCGCAGGGTAGCCGCTCATGGTCGGCGCGTGCCTGCGGCATCTTCCGACCTTCCACAGATCGCCTTCTGCCATGTTGTCGTGCTTCTTGCCGACGAACCACATGCAAGTCGTGCAGCGCATTCCTTCGCTGCGGTGCTTCCACGGATCATTGCTCATAGCTATTCCCTTGGTTGTTTGAAACCGAGCCGCCGGATGGCAAGCTCAAGCAGCATCCCGGCGTCCTCCGCCGAGTTGTCGGAGCGCGAAAAGCTGGATTGCCACTCGCCCCCTATGCGCCGACCGATCAGCCCAACGCTGACCAAATCGCCGTTCTTGGCATCCTCAAGCCATTGCTCCAGCATATTGATGCAGTCGCTGTTGTCTGGCGTTGTGGCTTTGAGGAATGGTTTGATGTTGTCATTCATGGCATGGCCTTCCCGATCTCGGTGCGGGTCACTTCTTCCCCCTTGCGCGGATGAATTCAGCGTAATGATCGGGCATCCAACCACTTCAGGAACGCCGACAGTTCAGGATATTTCTTCGTGAACTCCTCGCTGGCTGCTTCGTTTAGCCACTTAACACCATGTTCCAGATCGCCTTGAAGGCGCGACGAATACTCGTCGCTGATTGCCTCGCGCTCGGCTGCGGCACCGGCTTCGTAGGCCATCTTGAAGAAGCGTTCAATATGTCCTTTAGAGGCGGTCAGGTGGCCCCACATCTCTGCAACACCATGATCTTGGAACCCAGCCTCCTGCGCCATGCGGATGATGTCGTCGCGGTTCATACCATCGGCCCCAGTGCATCCCACAGGTTCTCGGCCTGCGGACGCGAATGCGTCGTGATCCCCGGATTGTCCTTAAGAGCCCAGAGCGTGGGCTTCTGCTTCAGTACCCTGTCGCGCAACTCATTTCGCTGTTGCAGGATGCACTCGGGCCTCATGCACCAGTAGTTGCAGGTGTGCAGGTTGCGGTCGTCGTTGGTCATTTCTTCCTCGCTGCCATCATGACGTCGGCCATTCTGTAGGCACGCAACGCAGTCCGAGCAAAATCGCTTTCGTGTATGCCGTCAGTCATATCTGCCTGCATCACCTTCGCCGCGAAGTAATCGCGCAGGGTCATGCCTTCTTCGTGATCAAAGTCTGGGTTGTGGCGCATGTCGCGCATCGACGGAAACGCCGGCCCGCCGTTGTCTTTCGTGCTCATTTCTTCCTCGCTGCCATCATGGCGTCTGCTACGTCAAACGCATACTTCGCAAGCTCAATCGTCTGGTAGTTTTCAGACGCCGATAGCATCCCCTGCATCGCCATCCCCGCATACCAGTCGTGCAGGGTCATGTTCGCCGCCATCGGCGGGAGCGTGGAAGAAATAACCGTTATCCCTTCGACTTGGACATTGCTCATTTCGCCCATCCTTTCGGCGGCTCTGCGAGGCCGCGCCATGGGTTATCCTTAAAAGGGTACGGCGTTGTCTCACAGGCCGCTTTGTAAACGGTAGTGCTGCCGTAATACCAACGCTCACCATCCCATCGCCGATACACTACAAATCTCGGCTTTTTGGCCTGATACACCCCCGGATACGCCGGCTTAACGTCGGCGGGGAACCACGGTGTAAACTTGCTCATGACTTCCCCTCCGCTTTTGCGATGGCTGCGCGGGCCTTGCCAAACCCAGCGTCAAGTTGTTCCCAGCCTTTGCCGTCTGCTGCATCCACTATCTCTTGCAAAGCTCTTAGCAGTTCCGGCGCTGCGGCGATCAAGCGGGCATTTGCGGTCTGCCTCGGGGTCATATCCCGATAGCTGGTAAGCAAACACACGGTTGTGTCGTCGTCGCTGCTGATCATGCTGCCCGTGATGATCCACGGCCCCGGCGTGTGCTTGCTCATTTCTTCCCCTCCGCTTTTGCGATGGCGGCGCGGGCCCGTGCAATGCGCTGACAGTGACAGCATCTTGATTGCGGCACGATTCCGTAATGACATGGGGCGTCTGGCGGCGGCATGTTCGGGGTTATCTCCTTCAACGCTTCCAGCAGTTCCGGCGCAGCGGAGATCAGACGGGCGTCGGATTCTTCCTGCTCTTTGCTGTATTCACGAGTGCTGAAGCTGCTTGGCTCAACGGCACAAACATACTCATAAACGCCGTCTACAAGCCTCGCTACAAGATTCGGGTTGCTGTCGTCTACAACCCACGGCCCCGGCGTGTGCTTGCTCATGACTTCCCCTCCGCTTTCGCGATGGCTGCGCGGGCCTTGGCTACGCAGGCCGCGACGTCTTCCGGGTCCGGCATACCTTCAAGATGGTCAGCCGCAGTACGCAACGCCGCCAGCAGTTCGGCGACCTCGGCGTGCAGCTTGGTGACCTCGGCCGCAAGCATGTCGCGGTGCTTTCGCACGCGGTGCTCGTCCCAGTAGAGCCGGCGCAGTTCGGCGGCTATTGGATGAGCGCCGGCTTTGTCTGCTTTGTCAGCCAGCAGCAGGGCTTCGGGTTGCTGGTCGCTCATTTCGTCCATCCTTTCGGCGGCTCTGCGAGGCCGCGCCAGGGTAATTCTTTCATCGACATACCGCCGTTGTTTGCAGCGCAATCTGGGTATCTGCTTCCTAAACACCAACGCTTACCATCCCAGCGGCGATACCAAGTCATGAGTTCGTTTTGCACCTCATACACCCCCGGATACGCCGGCTTGATCTCAGGTGGGAACCACGGTGTGAGTTTCATTTCTTCCCCTCCGCTTTCGCGATGGCGGCTCTGGCGGTCTGTTCTGCGCGTCCGATCAATTGGGGCAATGCCATCTCCAGCGCCGCCAGCAGTTCGGTGTTCAAGGCGTGCAGCCGGCGCAGTTCGGCGGCGGCTTTCCCATATCGTCCGTCGCTACTCCACTCCCACGCGGCAAGCGCATCAGCCAGCCACAGGGCTCCGGGTTGTTGGTCAGCCATTGTTCTTCTCCTTCAACGCGGCCTTAACGGCGCGGGCGAACTGCTGTCGCGTTAACCTCAATTCGTTCAAAACCTCAATCTTCTCCTCCGTCAGCCCCTGCCACTCGCGGCGGGGTGGGTGGGTGTAGAGGCTTTCGCCATCACGCAGCCTGCGCGCCGTCTCGACCTCCGCAACGAAACGCCCATTGTGGTACTGGCCGACCGTCTGTAGAACTCGCGCCGCCGGCTCCTGCTCCGTCTGCTCCTCCTGCTCCAGCACCGCATCGGCCACCCAACTTGCGCCTTGATACACCCCCTTGCGCTCCGCAGCCACCGCCATAGCGGCTGCACCAATCAACAGTTCGCGCAGTTCCGGCCGCTCCGGCTGCTCCAGCGCGGCGCGGAGCAACGCCGCCACGTTGTTGATAGCGTTGAGTGAAACCGTGTCTGTCTCCAACGCCTCCAGCGCCTGCTCCAGCAAGGCGCGGAGCCTGCGGATCTCAGCCATGTGCTCGCGCAGCGATGACTGTGTGGCCTCCAGCAGCGACCAATCTATCTCCTGCTGCTCCAGCGCGGCGCGGAGGGCGGTGATGGCTTCTTGTCCAAGTCGAATGGCTTTTGTGAACTCTAGCGGGTATTTGTGTTGCACATTCCGCTCCAACGCATCCAGCGCCTGCTCCAGCAGAGCGCGGTCAATCATGATCTTGCTCATCACCACACCCCCAGCCAGACGCCTGTGCCATGAATCCATGCCACAGGGAAAAACAAAGCACCCGCCACCAAGAAGCCCCACGATCCGTCGGCGAGGCAAGTGATGATGTGGGTGAGCCACGATGCAAACATCCAAACGAAAAATACGATGGGCCAGATGTCACTCATTTGATCACCTCCTCAGTGCAAAACACCCGGCGGAACTCGGCTTCTTGTGCGGCACTCGCTACGTCACTCGCTACGGCACTCGCTGCGTCACACGCTGCGGCCCTCGCTGCGGCCCACGCTGCGCCCCTCGCTGCGGCCAACGCTGCGGCCAACGCTGCGGCCAACGCTGCGTCACTCGCTGCGTCACTCGCTGCGGCCAACTCAGCATCCGTAGCCTCACCGTCGGCGTGTCGCTCTGCCACGTCAAGGGCAGCCAGCGAGCGAGGGTCCGCCATCAGGTGCTGTACTTTTCGGGCGCACCAGACTGCGTAGAGTCGAGCCTCACGGTCGATACCGTCGCAGGCACGCAGGCACCACAAGGCATCGTCCAGTCCGTTGGACTCCAACACCGTCGCCAGTGCGAGCGGCTCGTCGTCAGCCTGCGTCTTGCCAAGATGCTTGAGCAGTTTGACCCAGCCGCTCTCGCGCGGACCGTGCGAGCGGATCTTGTTCAGGGTGGTGTAGACCATCATTTGATCACCTCGTAGATGCCGGGGTTGTTGGGGGATACTGCGTTGAGCCTGCGTATCCAGCCGTACACGGTGAGATGTGCGCAGATGCTCTGCGCCTTGTTGTAGGGCAGTCCGGTGTCGCGCATGATGTCCGTCACCCTGAAGCTGCCGGGGTATTTCTCAGCCGCTGTCAGCACGCGGCCGAGGTAGGTGTTGGTGCGTGGGCGCTGGCGGTCGGGCGTCATGGGCCGGGCGTCGTAGACGCGCCGGGGGAGGACGTAGGCCAGCCGTTCGTGGGCCTGCAGTGCGGCGTTCATTCGCGTTCTCCGTCCCGGACGTAGGCGCTCAGGCGCGTGATCGACGCCTGATAGTACTTGACCATCTGCTGCGAGTACTCGGTCTGCGACTGATAGACCAGCAGCTGCCGCTGCGCCTCCTCCAGCTGCTTGCGCGCGATAGCCTGCGCGTTGGGCTTGCTGTACATGGTCTTGATCGTTTTGGTGATCTGCGTGAGCATGAGAGACTCCTGTTGTCAAATGCACCCTTGCGGGCAAAAAAAGGGGGCCGAAGCCCCCGAGTGGCCTTCGCTGCCTACGGCTGCTTACGCAGCACGCCAGACGCGATAGCCGATCTTGCCGTCCTTCGAGGCTTTGCCCGTACGGAACGTCCTGCCGGTTCGCTTGGCAGCAGCTGCCGATGCGCCCGACATACGACGCGCCAGCTTATGCATCGCCTCATCGCGATCTTCGATGCTCTCATCGATGGCGACGAAGAACGACTGGCCCACCTCCATCGTCTCGTACGGGTAGCGAGCGTTGCGAGCGGCTTTGCTGGGGAGCGGAATGTTGTCTTCGAGAGTGAACATGTGAGTCCTTTGTTGTTGAGGTTGTGGTCAGGTCGGCAGCAGCGCGGTCATCGCATTCAGAGCACGGGTCTTCAGGTCCGACCCCGGCCCCCACTGCGCAGAGACAAAGCGGTTCTCGTCTGAGCGAGCGCGGGTCCAGTGATCGACGTACTCAGTGACTGCGTTGACGTAGCCCCATCCGGTTCCAAACACGCCGTCGAGCTTAGCACCCTTACCGTCGCCTTTGAACAAGTCGATGATCTTGTTGTATCCGGCCGACAGGCGCACCTTGTCGTCGCTCGGCCCCGTGCCCAGCAATGCAGCCGTCGTGATATCTGCAAGCTCATCGTTCACGGTCACGTTAGCCAGCCGCACGATCTGATGGCGGAACGCAGCCCATGCTGCCTCGTTGAGCCCCATGAACTCCGTGACTTGCGCGGGGTCGAAAACGGAACGATGCGTGACACGCACTGACGGCTTGGCGTCCGCCATGGCCATCGCCAGCGTGTTTTCGCACACGGTGCGCACTGACGTGCGACGCACCTCGGTACCCGAGGAACCATCAGCGCTGGTGGAGACCAACAGGAAGCCCCCAATGCTGTCCTTGACGGACAGCGGGCTTGCTTCGCCGATCTTGGCCGTCGCCCAGAAGCGCTTGCCTCCGTGGATCGTGCCCGCAGCCGACAACTCCAGCCCGCCGACGCGCACGATGTCGCGGAAGAACTCCAGCACCTGTGCCGGCTGCACGATTTTGTACCGCTCGCTGACGATGCCCAGCGCCGCCTTGGTGTCACTGCGGAACAGGACGTGCTGCTCAGGCAGTTCGAGGAAGTTGGCGTCGGGGGCCGTGGCGTAGCGCACCTTCGAGCGCTTGATGCACCAGTTCATGCCGGCGGCTTCGCGCCACTCGTCGATGTTGGTGCCGTTGTCCACGGGATTGCCCAGACCATGCCAGCCTGCGCCATCAGAGCGCAGATAGGCGTACTCGATCTTGTTGGTCAGGGTGTTGGTGGTGAGTTCGTGTGACATGGTGAGTTTCCCTAGTTGAGTGGGGTTAGGACAGAAGTGACGGTAGAGACATAGTACATCAACGCTTGACCGTCTGCAAGCTAAGCTGACACTGGCCGGTTTACTGAGTGCGTGCCTTGTTCACTAGCGCATGCATAGCCTCCAGCGCTTTGACGGTGCGAAATGTGTGGGCCATCCTCTCGACGAAGTCCTGCTCGGACATGCCGGCACTGGAGGCAGACGATGCCGTGATGCGGCTGAGAACCGACAGCACCACAGCGTACAGCTGAGGCGTAAGCTCTTCATCCTCGTCTTCCTTCGCGTCGTACGGCGCGGTGATACGGTCGATCACCTGCATGATGCCTGCGTCCATGGCGCGCATCATCTCAACGGCTTCTTTGTCTTGCATGGTATTGCTCCTCAGAAAAGGGCGTCTTCAGCGCCGGGGGTGGGGGTGGGCTTGCTACGGGGTGCTTCGGGGAACGGCCACAGGTTCTCCAGCGCCATGGGCCGGGGCTTCGGCTTGTCGTACTCTTGCGTGAACGCTTGGTGCTCTAGATGCATCATATGCCGTACGATGGCAAGCAGTGCGTTGTCGAACAGGGCGTCTTCGCTGACCAGCACAGGGTCTTTGAAGCCGGGGTCTTCCTTGTGCGCAGGTATGGTTTCGACGTGCTCGACGATGAACTTTTCGCGCTTGCTGTCCAGTCGGATGGCGTAGTCGCCCAGCATGAGCAGATCGTTGAGTTCGATGGCGTAGGTCAGTTCGATGTTCTCCGGTTCCACTTCCCGGTAGTACTGCATGTAGTCCGGGGCTACGCGTTCCAGAAACTCGCAGGCGTAGGTGAGATGTTCGGGGGTGAATTCGTAGCGGGGCATGGTGTAGCTCCTGTTATTCAGCGGCGCTTTCTGCGGATGAGATGGCGTCTTCGAGGTTGCTGCATGCGTCTTAGAGGTTGCTGACGGCTTGCTCTGCAGCTTCACCACGCTCGCTGCCCTGCAGACTCTCGGGCATGTTGTCGTAGTACTCCTGCTCCTCATCGCGAGCGGTTTCGAGGATGCTCAGTGCTTCTTGCATCAGGCCGACGGCTTGGTTGATGCGAGTGCGACGGTCGTTGTTCATGGTATAGCTCCTGTGGTGAGAGAGTGCCGCCCCGGAGGGCGGCGATAACCGGGACAAGATGTCCCGGTATTCAGCTGGCTGCGATGCTGATGACCCGGCGCTTGTGGCCGGGGGCGTGGTCCAGTATGACGATGCTGCGCGCCGTGGGGTGAGCACCCGAGCACAGCCTGCAGTCGGCACACTGCGTGCGCTTACCCGCCTCGGCAGAGGCAGGGCAGCTGATCTCGGACGGCAAGCGCATGGGCTCGACGGCCACACGGAACGTACGCCAGCCGCGTAGGCTGGCCTGCCTCTGCTCCTGCGGACTATCGACACTGGCCATGAACAGCGCCCGCGCGCGGGGAGGCGCGTCGAGCCACTGATGCGTGTAGCCCGTATGACCCCGAGCGTATGCGATGAGCGCCCGCCAGATGTGCAGAGGCACAGCCAGAGGATCGCCGTATGTGCCCAGCCGTACCATCAGAGCGGCGAGAAGCAGCGCGACTTCCAGCGCCGATGCACGAACGTATGACCCACGCAAGTATGCGCGGTACACCGCTGCAACTGAGCGCCCCGTGTCTACATAACAGGGCGGCTCACCTGTGAGCTTGGCTAGGCTGGGCCTGTGCCCGCACTGCCCGCAGATGCTGACGTCGGCTCCTGTGCGTACTGCCTCAACCGGGTGCATGTCGGTGCGGATGATGAATGTCTGCACCATAGCGCCTGTCTTGGCGTTGGATGAACGGCTGTGAATGCCGGTCACGATCACTGCTATGGGCGCTCCGTCAAGCTCTGACGGACCTTCATAGATGATGTAGCCGGCTGGTTTGCGTACTTTGTCTGCCATGGTGAAAGCTCCTAGTTGGAGAGAAAGTGGGACATGTTGTTACCGGGACATGTTGTCCCGGTAATCCCGGTTTTGCCCGACCTCGCTCGCTCGGTTGAGCAGGAGAGGTGGGCGTTATGGCCTGCCTTCGGCAGTCCCTATCTCTCGTGCCCGGTTGAGCAGGAGAGGTGGGCGTCGGGGGAAGTGGGGGTGGAGGGAGTGGGCGTCGTAGATGCCGCGCAGGCTTGCTAGATCGCGCTGTAGCGCGTCGGTGAGGGTGGCTGGCCACCCTCCTACCTTGGAGGGTCGGGAATGCGTTGCACGGGCTTGGAGCAGGGCGGCGGCGCGGATGCGCCGGAGAAGGTCGAGATAGGCGTTGAGCCAGAGAACCAATGCCTGCCCTTCACCCGTTTCCAACAGGCGACGACGTGCGTGCAGCCGGCGTGAACACATGTATACGTCTTCGTCACGCAAGGGCTTGAGTTCTTCCAACCACTCTTTGCGTCTGCGCTGCGCGTGCCCTTCGACGTAGCTTGCGCTGCGTCTGATGCGTAGCTTGCGTAGGTGGTCTTCTGCAGTGTATGCGCGGATGAAGCCGCCTTCTACAGCCGCTGTGATGTCCTGCTCGGTGGCTTTGCTGGGTCGGTACGCACCGCGTGGGTGACAGGCACGACAGATGCGCTCGTATACCCAAACGTCCCAGCGTCCTGCACGTTGCATGTCTTCGAGCGTGTTGAGCGCCGAGGGTTTGTCGAGCCGTGCTTCGATCTCGTCGGGCCATAGCTTGTGACGGTAGGCTGTGCGGTGTTTCAGCTTGCCGCACTTGGGACATGCGTGTTGTACTAGGTTTGCCATAGGTTTGCTCCTAAGTGGGGTGAAGGGCGCGGGGCCGGGCTTCAAAAAGCCTATGGTAAGAGACTGCCTCCGCAGAATCAACAGCTTACGAGAGCGAGGGGGGGG